CAAGGCGGCGAATACTTTGCTGCTGGTGTAGGTGGAGCTATTACAGGACGGGGCGCTGATCTACTTATCATTGACGATCCACATTCGGAACAAGATGCATTGAGTCCTGACGCATTAGAACGTGCGTACGAGTGGTATACATCAGGACCACGTCAACGTTTACAACCAGGTGGTAAGATTGTGTTGGTAATGACAAGATGGTCAACCAAAGATCTAACAGCAAAACTCATAGCAAACCAAAAAGAACCAAAGTCTGATCAGTGGCACGTGGTCGAGTTTCCGGCACTCATGGACCACGGACCAGTGTGGCCAGAATATTGGAACACGGAAGAGTTAGAGAAAGTTAAGGCATCATTGCCTGTCGGCAAATGGAACGCACAGTGGATGCAGAACCCAACAGCAGAAGAAGGAGCGATCATTAAACGAGAATGGTGGCAGGTTTATAACAAAGAAACTATACCACCTCTACATCACGTCATACAATCTTACGATACTGCATTTCTTAAAAAACAAACAGCGGACTATTCAGCTATCACAACGTGGGGCGTATTTTTTCCTACAGAAGATAGTCCAGCTAATTTATTATTATTAGACGCTATCAAAGGCAGATACGAGTTTCCAGAGTTAAGACGTTTAGCTTTACAGCAATATAAATACTGGCAGCCCGAATCAGTAATTATAGAAGCTAAAGCATCAGGATTACCACTAACTTACGAGCTTAGACAGATGGATATACCCGTAATAAATTTTACGCCGTCAAAGGGAAATGACAAGCATGCAAGGGTAAATGCGGTTGCACCTTTGTTTGAATCTGGTATGATATGGGCACCAGAGCAGAAATTTGCGGACGAAGTTATCGAAGAGTGCGCAGCGTTTCCTAATGGAGACCATGACGACTTGGTAGACTCAACAACTCAAGCCATCATGCGATTCAGACAAGGTGGACTAATCGGACACCCTGAAGACTACATTGATGAAAATAAACCCAAGCGTAAGAGGACGTACTATTAATGAGAAAATTTTTTGAAGCCTATGTCTACTTCATGGAGAATGGTCTAGGTGAAAAATTAGCAAAAGAATTAGCTGAAAAACTTACAGGTATCAAAGCACCCAAAGATAAAATTGATATACCTGATACTACAGTCAAAGAAGTTAAATTACCAAGAGCGAAACAAGATGTTTTTGATGCAAATGAAAATGTTTCAGGTAACTATGCAGCAGGTGATACTAAATACAACGCTGATATCTTAGCTGAAGAGCTTGCAAGAAAAAGAGGTTTTATAAAAGACGATGGTATTCAAGATGCTTCGGACATGAATCAGACAGAGTATTCTAAACTATATAGCGAATCCTACGAGTTCTTAAGTAATTTAAATAGATTAAACAAACCTGTAAAGAGGACACCTAACGTTAAAACATTAGCTACAAGAAAACAAAGAGGCGATTTAACTTTTATTAGTACAAAACTATCTAATCCACAAAAAAACAAAATGGTGTTGGAAGGATTAGATGGCACAACAGAAAGTTTGTATTCTCAATTTAGAGTGGAATTAGAAGCTTACAAAAATGGATTAAAAAATAATTTAAATTATATGAAAGAAAATAATATTGCTGTTGGGAAAAAAGACAAAGATAATATATTATATAATATAAAAATGGTTAACGATCTTGAAAAAAAAGTAAATCAATTAGCAGATGATTTAGTTAACGACGGTAAAGAACCAGAAAAGATTTATAAAGATTTTAGAAAAGTTCAACTAGAAAAAAGATTTAATCTAACTGAAAAAGATATAGAAGAAAATCAAGGCATTTTTGCATCTATGGACAAATCATTAGAAAAAATGGAAAAAGCTCTTAAAGATATAGAGGATATTAGATCAGGCAAAAAAGAAAAAGATAGAATGTCTATCGTTAAACGAAAGTATCAAGGTAAAGGTTATGGCCCTAGCGAAGGTATTTATAGAACTTTAACAAGACAATTTTTAAGAGATGAGATAGAAGCAGGTCGTATAGAAACAACACCTTCTATCTATAACGCTATGAAAGAAGGCAATCATCCTTTTATAGATCCTATCAAAGTGTTTAGGTACCACTATGGAGATAATAAGTTTGACGTGTTAGAAAACTATATTGACTCTACATCTGATTTTATGAGTGGCTCTAGATACCCAGGTAGATTTGAATTTAGAAAATTAGGACTTGTACCTTTAAATAAAAAAGCACCGGGTAAAACATATGCACACTATAATTTGCCAGATGAGATTGATGCAGAGATAGAGTTGATAGATAATTTAATATTAGATTATCAACAAGGCAAGTCTCCGTTCATTAGAAGTAAAGAAGAATTGTTAGAAGCAATCAGAACACAAAACGAAACGAGAGCAAAGTATGTAAAAATTAGAAATGAGATTGCACCAGAAGATACTAAGGTGCTGCCAGGCGATGAGTTGTTAGAGTCGTCAGAGGTTATAGAGTTTCCTAAAATAGATGATACAACTGATTTTGCAAAAGGAGGCATTGTTGAAGTACTTATATAATCCAGCAACAAATAGTTTTGAACCTATGGAGCCTAACATGAGAGAAAGGTTTGCGTTAGGTGGCTCTATAGAAACACCAAAGCGTGGCTTGGTTGATGGACCAGGGAGCTATTCTGGAAACCCATATGCTAATAGTCCAAAATTTAAAAAATTTCTTAAGGAGTATGGTAATTACAATAGAATTGCAGATGTGGTCAGAGCTTATGAAAGAATGCTTTCTACAGAGGGAAAAGTTGTTGGGATAAAAAAATTACACGAAGCATTAGGTCCTAATAATCCTTATACCTTTGAAACCTTTAACAATATTTTTTCAAGAGCAGATAAAAAGATTACTAAAAACATGTCTAATGTAGAAAAGAACTATATTAAAGCAGGACAAAGATTAAAAAAGATTATTATTGATAATATTGGTGAACCTGAATTATTAGGAGATATACAAAAAAAATATAAAAATATAAGAACAACGGGGACATCTACTGACAAAGTTTTTACTCTTAATAAAAATAAAATTAAAAGTCTTAATAACGCCTTAAACAAAAATTACAATGTCATGGGCTTTAGAGAAAATACTATCGATAACGTTTTTAAATTAATTAACGATAAAGATTTTATGAAATCTTTAAAAGCATATAAAGGAGGAAAAATAGATGAAAAATCTCCTTTGTTTAAAAAATTGTTTAAAGCAGGATCAGGAGACATGCCTTATGCCTATATGACTCTTGGAAGAGTGTTGAGAGGTGAAATAGTAATGGAAGGGATTAAAAAAAACAAAGTTTTAGGAGATAAAATTATTAAATCAATTTCAGGAGATTTTGAAGGCCCTATGGGAACAGCTGCTAAAAGATGGGCTAAATTTCAAATGGCTAAACATTTTAATGACCCCAAAGCCAGCTATTATACTATAACTCAAACTATTAAAAATGCTTTTGAAAACGCTGGAGTAAAAAATATAGATATTGATGAAATCTTTCCAGCTCGAACAGGTCAAATAACTATTGGAAAAGGATCGGGAGCTTACAATCAAATAGTTCAGTTTATTGATGCGGATATTAATAGAAATGCTAAGAGAGCTTTTGATGGGCGAGCTTCTAAAAGATATCAATTAATTATTGATGCTTACAAGAATAAAAATTTTGATAAAGTTAAACAGTTGGTTGATAGTCATCAAGCAGACATAAATAACTTTTATAAGAAAAACCCTGAAGCCAAAGGCAAAGTTAAATTAACCCAATTAAACTATAATCCTAAAACAAGGAAATTTGCATCTCCAACTGAGATCTATGGAAAAGATGTTCTTCCATCTAAAATTCAAAAAGACATAGATAAGTTTTATCAAAAAACAGGTTTAAGTTTAGATGTAGGATCAACGACGACTTTAGAAAAAGCTGCAGCAGAGATGAAAAAAAACCCAACTAAATCTAACGTGAAAGCAAAAATTAAACAATATGCTGCGCAAGGAAGAAACACCATTCAAAAATTTTATAGTAAACTTCCTGGAAAAACATTAAGGATGGTTCCAGGAGCAGCTGCAGCAGCCATAGACTATGGAGTGTTTGCTGGTTTGTTAGGCACACCAGTTGACGAAGCCATTATCGGAGCATCGGGTTGGTTAACAAAAAAACCAGAGTTAGGAAAAGCATTAGGGACTATTGCTACACAATACTCCGAAGGTAAAATAACTTTTGCAGAACTTAGAGAAAAATCTTTACCTATTTTAAAAGAGATTGCAAAAGAACAATTACCTGAAAGTAAATTACCACCTGTTGCAGAAGAGATAAACGAGAAGATGGGTCCAGGTACAATTAAAATAGCAGATGAAGTTCCACAACCAGAATCAGCAGAAAGAAGAAAAATGTTTGAAGATTTTAACGAAAGATTTGGTGACACAAATGAATTAGAAATATCTGATGTAGATGATCAATTTATGGCAGCTATGGGTGGCCGTGTTGGTTTTGCAGATGGCACAGTTGATAACTCGTTTATTAATCAATCGTTAGCCGCTTTAGAAAGTTCTAATGTTGCTGAACAATTTATCAAAGACAATACACCAAGTCTTAAAGATGAGGTTTACGGTGAGGATGGTGAAAGAAACTTAATACAGACATTTAATACAATGTTTGCAGATCCAAAAGCATATCCTTATTATGCACAAGAGCTTGCATCAGGAGGAGCTAACATACTAGAACTTGCAGGTAGATTTCCGTTTGCAGTACTAGGATTAGTTAGTGATCTTGCTACAGGCAGAGGCGATAAATTAAAAAGATTTGGGGAAACTCTTGATCCAAAGCTTACAAAATTTATAAAGGAAAAAATTGGTTTTACAGATATGTTAGAGAAATCAAGAGCAAAAAGAACAAGCCCACAACAAACGCTAGGAAGTATATTAGAATTAGGCGCAGAGATTCCTGGACCAGCAACACCTTATTTTTTAATAAAAACATTTCCTAAAATTGTAAAAGAAATTAAAGATTTAACAGGGAGTGCTGTTGCTCTTGATAAAGTTAACAAAGAGATAGAAAGAAAAGCTTCTCAAGAAGGTGTGGATCAGGTGCGAAGAGACATACTTTTAGCCACAGGAGCAGGAGGGGCAGTGGCTCTTCTTAAATTTTTAGGATTAGATAAGTTAATTAAAACAACTAAAGTTGCAAAAGCTGCACCAGAGATTGTAACAAAAGGTGGCACACCAAAATACTTTTTTGACTTTGTAAGTTTAATTAAATCTAAAGGTAAAAATGTTACAGATAAAGCTTCAACTATCGAGAGAGAAAAAGTTTTTGATTACAAAGGATATACTTTGTCTGAAAATATGGATACTGGTAAAATAGAAATTAGAAAAAACACTGAAGGTGGTGCACAATTTACTACACCTGATGGCGAGACAGATACTTATGAAACTTTAATAGAGGAACTAATACAATATAAACCACCGGAAATAGTGGTGGGTAAAGATGGAAAACCTGTGAGAACCATAGATGAATATGAAGAAATGACAGCAGGTAGATCAGAAGACCCTGAATTTGGTTTAGATTCTATTGATGATATATTAGAGTCATTAGCTGAAAATGGCTATAAATATTCTATAGATGAACTTGCCAGAATGGGGTTTGATTATAGAAGATTTAGACCTGAAGATTTAAAAAAAATTTTAAAAGATCCAGCAGAGCTTGATGTAATTAAGGCAAAAGAAGGAGTAAAAGAAACAATAGAAAAAGCAGGTGGTGGTATTGTTAAACTAGCTGGGGTTGATTCTGGACCCCCGCCAAAATCAGGGCCTACATCACACGGGTTGCCTTATGTTGCAAAAAATGTTAGACCAATCAAGGAGCGTAAATAATGGCAGATATTGACAAGACTCTTTCGGAGTTAGGAACCTCTGTAAAAATAGAAGGGCCTGATCAAGAAGTAGAATTACAAAAACAAGAAGAAGCAACACAACCACCTGTGGAGATTAATCCAACTGAAGATGGTGGTGTAGAATTAAATTTTGATCCTAGTAAAGTAAATATCGAAGGACAACCAAATCATTTTGATAATCTAGCAGAATTATTACCAGATGATATTTTAGATCCTATTGGATTAGAATTATTTCAAAATTATACAGACTATAAAGCATCAAGAAAAGATTGGGAAAAATCTTACACAGATGGACTTGACTTATTAGGATTCAAATACGAAAACAGAACAGAACCTTTTCAAGGTGCTTCAGGAGCCACGCACCCTGTTCTTGCAGAAGCTGTAACACAGTTTCAAGCAGGAGCTTACAAAGAATTATTACCAGCTGAAGGACCAATTAGAACACAGATTGTTGGTAACAGTGATCCACAAAAAGAGGCACAAGCACAAAGAGTAAAAGAATACATGAACTATGAACTCATGGAAAAAATGTCTGAGTACGAGCCAGAGTTTGATCAAATGTTATTTCACTTACCTCTAGCAGGATCTACATTTAAAAAAGTTTATTACGATGATTTATTAGGTAGAGCAGTTTCTAAATTTGTTCCTGCTGATGATTTAGTTGTGCCGTATTCTGCAACATCTCTTGATGATGCAGAAGCGATTATGCATGTTATTAAAATGTCTGAAAACGATTTAAGAAAACAACAAGTTGGTGGTTTTTATGCTGACATAGAATTAGGCTCACCAGCTATTATGAAAAACGAAGTTGAGTCAAAAGAAAGAGAATTAGAAGGCACAAAAAAAACAGGTAGACAAGAATCAGTTTATACTTTGTTAGAGTGTCATGTTAATTTAGATTTAGAAGGTTTCGAAGATAAGGACGCGAACGGAGACCTTACAGGGATCAAGCTCCCATACATTGTAACTGTAGAAGAAGGTTCGCGAAAAGTTCTTTCTATTAGAAGGAACTTTAATCCTGACGATCCAAGAAAAGCTAGAATACCTTATTTCGTCCACTTTAAATTTCTGCCAGGACTAGGATTCTACGGATTTGGATTGATCCATATGATTGGCGGATTGAGTCGAACGGCAACGGTCGCTCTCCGTCAATTGTTGGACGCAGGTACACTTTCAAACTTGCCAGCAGGATTTAAACAAAGAGGTGTAAGAGTTAGAGACGAAGCATCACCAATACAACCAGGTGAGTTTAAAGATGTAGATGCACCCGGTGGTAATATTAGAGATTCATTTATGATGCTACCTTACAAAGAACCATCACCAACATTATTACAGTTGATGGGTATTGTAGTTCAAGCAGGACAAAGATTTGCAGCAATAGCTGATATGCAAGTTGGCGACGGTAATCAAGCTGCTGCAGTTGGAACGACAGTTGCACTTCTTGAGAGAGGATCGCGTGTCATGTCTGCAATACACAAAAGACTTTATACATCTATGAGATCAGAGTTTAGAATGCTCGCAACATTATTTAAAACATATCTACCACCAAGTTATCCTTACGATGTTGTAGGTGGTAGAAGAGAAGTTAAGCAAATGGATTTTGATGACAGAGTAGATATCTTACCTGTTGCAGATCCAAACATATTTTCTATGTCACAAAGAATTACGATTGCACAAACAGAATTACAACTTGCAACATCTAATCCTAAAATACATAATTTATACGCTGCATACAGAAAAATGTACGAAGCACTTGGTATAAAAGATATTGATAAAATTTTACCACCACCTGCTCCAGTTGCACCAAAAGATCCAGCGTTGGAACACATCGATGCACTAGCTATGAAACCTTTTCAAGCATTTCGTGGTCAAGACCATAGAGCACACATTACAGCTCACTTAAATTTTATGGCAACTAACATGGTTAGAAATAATCCTCCGATTATGGCCGCTTTGGAAAAAAATATTCTTGAACACATTAGTTTAATGGCACAAGAACAGATAGAATTAGAGTTTGCAGACACAATTCAACAAATTCCTATGATGCAACAGATGGCACAACAGAATCCACAGGTACAAGCGCAGCTACAAAAGATATCTATGGACATGGAAGCAAGAAAAGCAGTGTT